ATACTAATTATTTTAGACCTAATGATACGATTCAGATCAAATCATTAGGTTATGAGGCATCTAACAAGAAAAGCAATAACTGGTTCTTAAACATTAAACCAAAATACAAAGTAGCTGAAACTACAGTTATTGATGCGGTTGCATTCGTTTACCAATTTAAGTTCTATACTCCTCCTTTCTATAATGAAGGTTATCAACTCAAATATGAAAATGAAAGTAAATCAGTTTCTTTACTTGGTACAGTCATAAGAGTAATTTCAAATGACACCGTAAATGTAAGATTTTCTGAACAAATCCCTCTTTTAGGGACATTTTTCATTGAAAATCAACTTCTTAAGGGAAATTCTACAAAATTCCCTTACATACAAGAATTTGTTGCAAACGTACAGAATACGTATGCCAAATTTAATGGGGATGTAATGGTTGCATCAAACTCATTACCCAGATATGATGATGTTTTAAGTAATACTTACGATTTTAATGTAACATTTACAACATCATTACAAAGCACGAAGGTTTTAACTCTCCCAACTAATCCTACTTCTCTTCCTGACCATGGTTTCCACACTGGAGACTCTGTATATTTTCAATCGAATGGTAATGGATTCGAGGGTGTCCCGACTGCATCATATTTTGTAAGAAGAATAAATGAAAGTCAAATTAGTCTTGCAAGAAGTAAAGCCGATCTTTTTAGGGAAACATATGTAACTTTCAACGGTTCTGTCACAAACGCCTCTCTGACATTACTTGAATTTTATAATAAAAATATCAAACCTCAAGGAATTTATAGACAAATTCTTGAACCTACAAATAATAGAACTGATGATCAACTCACAAAGGCTGGTTCTACGGGTATTTGGAACAACGGTGTTGAACTTTTAAACTACAAATCCACAAATAGTGTTTATTATGGTGATATTACGGGATTTACCGTAACGAGAGGTGGACGAGATTACGATATTATAAATCCTCCTATTGTTAAAATTTCTGATGAAGTAGGTTCTGGTGCAACTGGTACCACTAATGTTATTGGTAGTTTAGTTAGACTTGATGTCACTGATAGTGGATTAGGTTATTATACACCACCTACCATATCAATTAAAGGTGGAAATGGGTTTGGTGCTTCAGCCGAACCTAGAATGATTTCAATTGTACATGAAAATTCATTCAATGCAAATTCTTCATCTAACTTAAATCTGACAACAAATGAATTTGTTTTTGATGATGATCATAAATTTATGGATGGTGAAAGTGTCATTTATAAAACAGGGGGAACAAAGGCAATAACTGGACTGACCACTGATTCTGAATATTATGTGTTTGTCACAACTCAGAAAAAACTCACACTTCACCCAACATCAGCTGATGCAATTGCAGGTATTAACACAATTACTTTTGACGAATATGGAGATGGTATACAATATCTCACAGCATCTGAACTAAAATCGGTTGTCTCTAGTGTTGTTATTACAAATCCTGGAGTCGGATATGAAAGTAAAAAAAGAACTATTCCAGCTGTTGGTGTAAATACTGTTTCGAATAGAGTTGAAATTATAAACCATGGTTATAGAGATAAGGAGATTGTAAGATATACTAAGGATGATTCTC